AAATATCTTCTCCATGAGCCAGCGCGTGATGCTTGCTCAAGAGATGATGCAGATGGTGCAATCTAATCCGCAGATCCATGGGCCTATGGGCATGTACGAAGCGTATCGACGCATGTACGAAGCGATGGGCGTGCAGCAGATTGAGCAGTTGTTGCCACCACCTCCGCAGCCACAACCTATGTCGCCTGCTATGGAGAACGCTGGGTTCTTGCAGATGCAGCCTGCACAGGCGTTTGAAGATCAAGACCATGATGCGCACATCAAGTCGCACTTGGCTCTGTTGAGGTCACCTATTGTTGCCGCCATGCCACCGGGACAACAGCAAGCTGCTGCCATGATTCAAGCACATATATTCCAGCATGTTGATTTCAAGGCACGCGAAATGGCGCAACAAGACCCTGAAGTTATGCAGATGCAGCAGCAAATGCAGCAGACTCAACAGCAAGCGCAGCAAGAGGCGCAAGTTAACCCAATGGCTGCTCAACAGGCTCAGATGCAGATGCAGCAAATGCAGCAGCAGATGCAGCTGATTATGGAAGATAAGGTCGCTCAGATCACAACACAGATCATAGAAGAACTTGCTCCAGAGCTTGCCCCACCACAGCAAGATGACCCACTGGTCAACCTGCGTGATCGTGAGCTTGATATCAAAGAAGCAGATCTGCAGCGTAAAGCGAGTGAAGCTAATCGACGCATTGATCTGGAAAGTGAGCGTATTGATAACACTGCAGACATGGCTGATGAGCGCATGGAGTTGCAGAAAGAGATCGCTGACATGAAGGACGATGTGGCCCGTGAGCGAATAGGCTTGCAGCGTTCTGCACAGATGGCTAAAACCGCAGAAAATATTGCCAAAGATTTTTTCAGGCAGTAAATCAAAAGAGGGATTTACAATGAGTTCAGTAAGACAGAAGATGGCCGCAGTTCAAAAGGCCGTCAACAAAGCAGAAGAAAGACTACGACTTGGTGAGGCATTAGTTCCTGCACCCGAAGAGGTTAAGGAGCCAGAGGCAACTCCAGCACCTGTTGAAGATAAGGTTGAAGAAGTTGCGCAGCCAGCACCAGAGAAGAAGGCAGAGCCTAAAAAGAAGGCTGCTCCAAAGGCCAAAGCCAAATCAACACCAAAAGGTAAGAAGTCATGATCAAGCGTCAAACGAGTTTTCCCCAGCCAAAGGTCACTGATAGCAAGGTATCTATCAAGGATCAGGGCACGGTGAACTATGCAAAGAGCGAGTCTGTAGCTACGCCTACTTCGTCTGCCCCCTACGGTGCAGGTGAAATGCGCGGTGGTGGCGCGGCATTGCGCGGTAAGAAGTTCAGCGGCATTTACTAGCAATGGATGCAATACAAAATGTGCTGAAACGCATTGCGGAGCTTCGTGCTTCTCAACCTAACAGGACTTATACCAACCCTGTTAGCGGCGATAGAATGTACCAGCCGCCTATGCCAACGGTTGGTCAAGGCAGAGTGCAGCCAATGGTCATGCCTACGCCGATTAATTTGACCACGGGCAAGCCAGAAAGGATGACGATTTCTGACTCTGTATTTAAACCTAAAAAGAGAGATTACGGTCGTTTTGACGGACAGCCTGGAAGTGGAAGAGTAAGTAGCGGCACTACTGTATTTGATAGATACGATCCTGAAACTGACACCTATTATGGCACAATTGGTGGGGTTGCAGGATCGATGCCCACATCAGTTAAAGGTTCTGAGGTCGGTGAAAAATTTAAAAAGAACTGGGCTGCTGCAAACAAAGGGTACACACCACCTAAGCAGCAAACTCAACCGCAAAAAAAGAATTCATACACAGGACTGCCTTTGTATGAAAAAGACATAACAGGTGTTGAAGCCGCTAGAAGGTTCAAAGAATACGCCGAAGCAAACAACATTAAGATGGATGGAAACACTCCGATCTTTTCAAGCAAGGCTCAATCAGACGCTGCCTACGCTGCTGGGTACAGAGGTACTGGGAAGATAAAACTCTCCAAGGCTGACATAGAAGCTTCAAGAAAGAGGCAGGAAGAAGAAGCTAGAAGACCTGTGGGAAATTTGAAATCAGACATGCTTGGGCAGCTTTTCGCTTCTGGCGTTATGGATCCAGATAAGCTGAAAAGAAAGCTTATCAATGACGATTTCTTTGTTGATAAGACGGGAATCTTTGGCGATAAAGGCAAGAAGTACAATATTCAACTGCCTAAAGATCAAATAAATTTAGCGCACACTAAATTTACTATGACACCTCCTCCTCCTCCACCTAAGATGGAAGGCAGGTATGCTCCGCCAACATCAAACCTTGGCATGCCAGACTCATTGATTCCCAGCAACATTGTTGGTCAGTCTTTTGATCCAAGTTTTGCGGCAAGTTTTACGCCTCCACCGCAGCCTCCTGGTAGCACTTTTGGTGGATACGGTCAGCAAGCACCTATGCAAGCGTTGGCGCCTTATGCAGGTATGGCTCAAAGCAATCCACAGCCAACTGATTTCTTTCCGAATTATATTCCAAGACCTGATCCTGTATTTGAGCAGGCTCCCAGTCCGCCAAGGCCCGTCATGGGTAGCGGTGGCTAAATGGATTCAATCTCTCTGGCTTCTTACATCTATAAGAAGCTTGATCAATATGAAGAATCTCATGTTGATTACATAACCTCTGGCAATATCAAGGATATGGAGGACTACAAATTTGCGATGGGTGAGTTATCGATGCTTCGCACCCTTCGTGAGGAACTAAAAGAAGCGTTGCATATTGAAGGAGATCCCCTCGATGAGTGATCTATCGCTAGATTCCATCGCAACACCGTCCATTACGGATGCATATGTGAGTGAACGGGTCTTAGACCCATCTGTGCTTGATTCAAGTTTGATCGAAAGAATGCCTGAACCTTCTGGCTGGAGACTTCTTGTGCTCCCGTATAAAGGCAAAGGTACGACAGATGGCGGCATACAGCTGCTTGAGTCTACGGTGAGCAAGGAAAATCTTGCTACATCGATTTGTTATGTTCTGAAAGTTGGGCCATTGGCTTATCGTGATCTAGATAAGTTTGGCAACGAGCCTTGGTGCCAAGAAGGTGACTGGGTTCTCATTGGTCGTTATGCGGGTGCTCGATTCTCTTTGGAGGATGACCACGAGGTTCGCATCATCAACGACGATGAAGTAATCGGAACAATTCTTGATCCAGATGACATCAAATCAGCATAGGTAAAAAACAATGGCCGAAGAGACATTGAGCGAAGCTTTATCAAAGCTTGACGATGACAACATAAATAGCGCAGCACTGCCTGAAGGTAAGCGCGTAGAAGAAGAAGTTCAGGACGATGCTACTTACATAGACTTTTCTGAAGAAGAGATGGAAGACATCTCGCCTGTTACAGAAGATTCTGTGCAAGAAGACTTTGAAGCGCCTGAAGTTCAAGGTGAAGAGGAGCTATCTGAAGCAGAGGTGAGAGCTCGCACGGCTCAGAATCGCATAAATCAGGCGGTTAAACAGGCGAAAGACTACCAGCGCAGAGAGTTGCAGGCGCTCCAGTATGCGAAAGAACTGCAGGAGCAGAATGAACAGCTTTCTTCTCAGCTTCAAAAAACGCAAACGTCTACTGCAGAGCAAAACCTCAAGATGCAGGAAACGTACAGCGATGAGTTTGCTACTCGTGTAGATACTCAAGCTGAAGCAGCCAAAAGAAACCTGAAGACTGCATATGAGTCTGGTGATCCAGAGGCTATGGCAGATGCTCAGCAGCTGCTTGCAAAGGCAGAAGCTGATCGTAACGCACTGGCTCAGTATCAACGCGACCTTGCGCAGTACAAAGTGGATTACGCCGCCTGGCTTGAGCAACAAGAGGCTGACGCTGAACTTCAAGGTCAACAAGCGGCTCAGCAACAACCTGCATATCAAGAGCCTGCATACCAAGAGCCATCACCAAAAGCTCAAAACTGGGCTTCTGCTAACGAATGGTTTGGCACAGACACTGTTATGACGAATGTCGCTTTCGCCATACATAACGACCTCATACAGGGCGGTGTTGACTTAGAGTCTGATGAATACTACGCTCAAATTGATTCCCGTATGCGGCAAGAACTGCCACATAAATTTAACGGGCAAACTAACGTGGGAGGCAACAACAACGTCCAAACCGTTGTCTCTGGATCGCGCACTACTGGAACTGGACGCAATCAAAACTCTCGTAGAGTTGAACTGAATCCAAGTGAACAAGCATTAGCAAGGAAGCTTGGAGTACCGTTCAAAGAATACGCAAAACAGAAAATGAGGTTACAAAATTCATGAGCGAAGAAACAACAGTACCCGGTTCTGATAGAACCCCACGGCGTGCTTCTTCACGGTCTTCAAAAGCCGCAAGAAAACCATGGACTCCACCTCAAGTATTGGAAACTCCAGAAGCTCCTGAAGGGATGCAGTATCGTTGGGTGCGAACCCACATACGGGGTGAAGCAGATAAGACTAACGTACACATGAGATTTCGTGAGGGGTACGAACCTGTACATCCAAGCGAAGTCGCAGGCTATGACTTGCCGGTTATCGATGATGGTAACCATGCAGGAACAGTCGGTGTCGGTGGTTTGATGCTTACCAAAATTCCAGAAGAGACTGTGGAAGAGCGTAATGCTTACTTCGCACAACAGACCGATCAACAGATGAATGCTGTAGACAACGATCTGATGCGTGAAGAACACCCTGCGATGCCAATCTCAAAAGAGAGAAAGACGCAGGTATCTTTTGGCCGAGGCAACAAATCAACGTAGCCTTGTTTTTGATTGTGTTTAACTAGAGGACTCAAAAATGGCAAATCAAGATGCCGCTTTTGGCATGCGTCCAGCCAGAATGGTGGGGGGAGCCCCTTACACCGGCGGACAAAGCCGATACCGAATCGCCGCTAACTATGGCACGTCTATATTCCAAGGGGATATGGTTGCTCAAGTTACTGGTGGTGGAGTAGAAGTACACGCTGACGGAGGCACTGTGCCTATCGTTGGTGTATTCAACGGTTGTCAGTACACTGACCCCACGACAAGTGAGCAAGTGTTTAGCAATTTTTACCCTGCAAGCACTAATGCTTCTGATATCATCGCTTTTGTTATCGATGACCCAATGGTCGTATTCGAGATCCAAGCTGATGCTGCTTATCCAATAGCAGACCTTTTCGGTAACCATGACATCGTTTATACGACTGCTGGTAGCACCGTAACTGGTATTTCAGGCGCTGAATTGAAGGTTGCAGACGGTGGAACGGCTACTACGCTTTCACTTAAAGCAATTGACATCTCAGGTGACCCTGAAAATTCAGACGTAGCCACAGCTCACACAAATGTGTTGGTTGTTATCCAAAACCATGTATTCGGCGTTAAAGGCGCTGGCTTAGCTTAGGGAGTTAAATTATGGCTATTTCAAGAGCCCAATTAGCCAAAGAGCTAGAGCCCGGCCTCAACGCTTTATTTGGCATGGAATACGCTCGTTATGAAAACGAGCATGCCGAGATCTTTGAAACCGAAGCTTCAGACCGCGCGTTTGAAGAAGAGGTGCTGATCGTAGGCTTTGGTAACGCTCGTGATAAATCTGAAGGGCAAGGCGTTGCATACGACCAAGCTTCTGAGGGTTTTACCGCACGTTATACGCACGAGACTGTTGCTTTGGCGTTCGCGCTAACCGAGGAATCGGTAGAGGATAATTTGTATGACCGCCTTGGTGCGCGCTATACGAAGGCTCTTGCACGAAGCATGGCTCACACCAAGCAGGTGAAGGCTGCAAACGTATTGAACAATGCGTTTTCTAGCTCTTTCACTGGCGGTGATGGCAAGTCACTTGTGGCTACCGATCACCCACTGGCTGGTGGTGGCACCTTCTCAAATCGTCCATCTGCATTTGCAGACTTGAACGAAACGTCACTGGAGAATGCGTTGATCAGCATCTCTACTTTTGTGGATGATCGAAACATGATCTTGGCTCTGCAAGGAACCAAGCTTGTTGTTCCGCCTCAACTGCAATTCGTAGCTGATCGTCTGCTGGAAACACCAGGGCGCGTCGAGACTGCGGACAACGACATCAACGCAATCAGGAATATGGGTCTGCTGCCTCAAGGCTATGCAGTCAACCACTTCTTGACTGACACTGATGCGTTCTACGTACTGACCGACTGCCCAGATGGCTTCAAGCACTTTGAGCGCAGCCCGATTGCGACTTCTATGGAAGGTGACTTCAACACTGGTAACGTGCGTTACAAGGCCCGCGAGCGATACAGCTTCGGCTTTAGTAATCCACGCGCAGTGTTCGCTTCACAAGGCGCATAATTGTTCCACATGGAACAATGAGATTAGGGGCACTTGTTGCCCCTTTTCTTTTTCTGCTGTATAAGTATTTCATCCCTGACAGGCGCATACCGTGCCTGACACTAGCCAAGACAGGAGATACCCATGGCTAATACAACATTCAACGGCCCAGTCCGATCAGAGAATGGCTTCAAGGTTGTTTCAAAAAATGCCACCTCTGGTGCAATCACAGATGTAGTAGATATTGCCTCTACCGGCATTTTTACTGGCAAGTTCGTAAAACACGTTGGTTTTGCTACAGGCGTTACAGTCAACACCACAGCCGGTGACAGCCCAACTATTGGTGAGTTTACGCAGCCTGCAAACACGATCATCACTGACATTAAGATCTTTTGTGACACTTCGCCAGTCATTGGCACGGGTGACATTGGTTATGAGGTTGGTACTTCGTCTTCTGGCGCACAGATCGTTGCGGCAGTAACTGATGAGATCCTAGATGGCGGTACGACTGTTGTTGAGCACAACGTAACTACAACAACGCTTGTAGTTCAGACTCAAAGCGGAACTACGGCTCCTGCTTCTGTGCAGTACACTTCTGCTGCAAGAACTATCTTCTGCAACATCACCAATACGGTTGATGCTACAACAGCAGGTTCTTTTACGTTCATCATTGAG